CTAACCAGCCTCCGGCAGCGGATACCTGGCCTTGATCTCCTCGACCTTGGCGACCCAGGCAGAGTAGTCCGGCTCGGTGCCGGCCTTGATCGCATCGAATTCAGCCTCGGTCTTGAGCGGGTCACTCTCCAGGCGGTAGGCATTTGCCCGCGCCGCGGTTGCGGCATCGTGCTCAGCCTGCCAGCGTTCTTGCGCCTGCTGTTCAGCGGTCTTTACCTGGCTCCAGTCGATCATCGCGGTAACTCCACCGGGCCATCGGTCTCTATCAGCAACGGCTCCGGGAAGCGAGCGGCGGCACTGGCATCAGCGGCCAGCGGGAACCGCAGGGTTAGTTCCAGCCGGCCATCCCTTCGCGCCACAGGACCAGCGAACAACTCCGATCCAATGGCCTCGGTCGGCAACTCGCCGCCCTCCGGGAGCGGAGTGAAGTCGAACGCCTGGCCGTTCACGGTGAGTACATCGCCAGCCCTGCTCAGCGACAGGTGCTCGTCGCTGCCTGGCAGTGGTGCGTACGGTGACAACTTGATGATCATCAGAACCACCTCCCGATGGCGACGACCCTGTTATTCCTAGTCTGAGCGCCTGACGTGAATGATGCCGACGATATGCAGAAGAACCCCACCCCAGCCGTACCCGCGGATGGATTGAAGTAGGCCGCTCCCTGGTTTCTCGCCGACACGCCAGAGTCATAGTCTCCACCAGCACCAGAAGCGGAGACAGCCCCAGCGATGGGGTACGAGGAACTAAAGCTCGCCGGATACGACCAGTTCGCACCGACTGATGAGACCCCAGCGGTGAATGTGAGAGTGTTCGTCCAACAAATCTGCGTCCCATCCGCGAACCGCACATACTCCCCGTTCGCGTTACTCCCGCGATCAATCACCGCACCGGTCGGTACGCCGCTCGACTGCGAAACGGCGCCAAGGATGCTGTCTCGCGAGTACAAAGCCCCAGTTGAACCCAGGGCAGATCTAACCGCAGCACTCCCAAGCCCAAGAGATGTGCGAGCGCCAGCAGCGGTTGCAGCGCCAGTTCCGCCCATGGCAAGCGGCACGGTGTCGCCGTCGGTGAACTCGCGGAGACTGCCGTATCCGTTGCCGTCGTTCTGCAACTTCGTCGGTCGAACATCAGCCATTGAAAAGCACCTGCAGGTTGAGAGTTGCGCCGCCGGCGGTGTACGCCGGCAGTTGGCCGTCAGGGTTCATTGTGAGCCGCAGCATGGAGCCATCGGCGAGATACCCAGGAACAGCCGCTGGGATGCGGACGTTCATCGGGTATGCCACCACGACGCCCGCGCCGTTGGTCACAAACTGGTCGTAGCCGGTGCTGCGCCGGACGAAGTAGATCGCGTTCGGCTCCAGCGACGCGGGGAGTTGCGCCACGACTTTATGGGTCTGGAGCACGGCCATTACCAGGCCGCCCCGTTCCACTCAGCCGGAATAGGCTGCCCGCCGAATCGCACCAGGCCGCCGTCTTCGCTGAACTTGTCGAGCGTCGACTTGTTCGCGTGCGTGTGCGCCTGAGAAACGGCGGTGTCGATCTGCGCTGGCGTCGACGTCGGGCGCCCGTTGATCGCGTCCCAGTTGAGCTCGACGTCCATCGACTCATACTCGGCCACCTTCAGCCAGGCGCTGGTCGCAGGGTTCCATGCGTACAACGCAGCGCCGGATTCGACTGTCGGGTCGGCGGAAGCGTCTTGAACCAGAACGAATATCGCCGACTCCGGCTCCAGGGCGTCGCGGGCGGCGATATCCGCAACGAACAGGATCGGCGCGCCGGTGCCGGGCAGGCTGGCCAGCGCCTCGTTGATCAGCGCGTTGATCATCGCGCTGTTGCCGATTGAGCGCGCAACTCCCGCGCTGTTCGTCAGGTAAGACTCCGAGTAACTGCCGTTCTCGACGAAGTAGAAACTGTCCGGCTGCAGCGTGCCGGGCAGCGTCGCGACCTTGAAAAATTGAATCTGAGCCATGTTCACCACTCGCTTTGTGCCCACTGGGCGCCATCTACGCCGTCCCTGCCGGGCGGCCCCTGATCACCAGCCACAACGACCAGCACATCGGCCGGCGGCGTCACGGTGACTGCGTATTCCTGCATCTCGCTGAGCACAAGCGGCTCGCAATCAACATCGATCGCCAGCGCCCAGGGCTCGGCGGCGTCATCCATCGCACCCTCCCCCACGGCTCACAGTGATCGGACCGCTGTAGTAGCGATGGACCGTTCCATCCGGGTATGTCACGTCCACGTCGTAGACCGCCGCCGACCATTCCAGCGCCGCGGTAGCCGATGCCGATATCTCGCGCGAGATCGTTCCGGCGCCAGCGAGCTCCAGGCCAGAGCCGAGCGCCAGCGTCATCAGCACAGTCCCGCCTGGCGCGTCGCGGATCTGCATCCGTACCTCGGCGCCAGCCAGGTCAACGGGTGGCTGGTAGATCAATTGCCCGCCCACAGGCGCCAGCCCAACGGCTGAAAGCAGGTTGATCTCGACGGTGTTGTCGTCGATGGACGCGACCCGGTGAGGCAGTTGCCGAAGTCGGGCGCGGTTCAGTTCGGGCATGCCCTGGACGCCATCTATCCAGGCCAGCCACGTGACGGGCAATCCGTGCCCAGGGATGGTCAGCCGGACGGGAGCAGTCGGCGCGATCTGGGTGATCGGCCGGTAGACAAGGCTCGGTTGCATGATCCGCAGTGCGTCGCGGAACGTCGCCCCTTTTTCAATGCGTAGGGGTACACAGGCCGGCGTCATGCGGCTTCTCCTTGATGTAGTGAGAGGGGCTAAACCCAACTGGTCAGGTACTGAATGCACTCCGGGCCGCGAGAGAGCTCTCCGGTGATCGGGTTGCAACTGGCTCGTACCCAACGGTCTGCCGGCTCCCAGAAAAAGCCGCGCCGGTACTCATGCGCAGGCTTGCTCTTTGTCAGGGTGTCGGTAACCGTTCCAGAGGTCACGCCGCCAAGGTGCACGGCCGGCCCCTGGCGAACGCTGACGGTCGTTGTGGTCTGCCCCTCGGGATAGTCGAACGGATCGCGGATGTGGCAGATGGCTGCGCTGTTGTTGCTCAACGCGGCGAGCCACACCTGATGCTGGTCCTGGTTGGCCAGCATGTTCTCGCCGTTCACCAGCCACTGGTAGGTCACAACGGTGTTGACGATATGCATACCTGGGGGGAATGTCGTCGTCGGCGGGGTAACCACCGGACCACCCGTATGGTCTGGGTCGGTATAAGTCGTGACGTCATCCGGCTCCCCCGTACACTTCACCGTCCGAGTGATCTGCAGTCCTGTCCCTGGGATGTAGATCGCCTCGAACTGCTCGGTCAGCACGGAGCTGTCGACAACTGACCCGGAGCCGCTCAACAGCGCAACCTCGCTTGTTCGCTCCGTCGCTGTTCTTGTCGTCACGCCGGGCTCGTTGCGGTACTCCTTAAGTGCATAGTGGCGTCGGTTGTAGCGCGCAGTCTGGATGTTTCCCTGGGCGTCATACCAGGCGGTCAGCAACCCGGAGGTCTGGTTCCACTCCTCTCGATAGAGCGTAGTTTCGATGGGATCCCCCGGCTGACTGCTCTCGTCGGTCACCTGATGAACCGGATTACCGAGCGCGGCCTGGCGATTCTCGATCACGTCTATTGTGACCGTCTGACTGTGATCCGCCTCTGGATCTCGGATATCCGGGGCAATGGTCACCTCGACGAGACCATACAACCCCTGAGGGGCTCCAGACGGGGAAGAACCGCTGACCACTGACGTGCCGGGCGGGGGCTCAATCTGCTGCATCCCGTCGCCCTGTGTCACCACCACGCCAAGCAGCAACCGATTTCGATAGACCCCCAGCAGCTTCAGGTAATCCAGCTTGACGCTATCACCAAAGAACCAGTAGTCGACGTTGCTTCCGAGCAGATTTTTTACCGCACACTCCGGCTGTCCCGCGCCCTGCCCAACATCCTCAAGCGTTATCTCCTTCCGAAGGGAGTGGACCGTTCCGCCCTTGGTCCAAAAATCGAGGTAGTAGCTGCCCTGCTCCACATTGAGGTAGATATCCACATACAGCGGGCGGCGCGGCTCCTCGTCGCTAGCCCACCAGAGAGGGAGCCCCCTGTACGGGGCTTCGCCAGTGTAGGACTGCCCCTCGGCCGAGGTCGTCGCGCCGCCGTAGTACAACTGATAGTCGTAGTTGCCTCCGCCTCGGAGGATAGTGCGCCCCCACCACTTCCCGCCCTGCTCCTCAACCTGAGGGTCGTCCTGGTCAGGTAGGCCCATGTCAAACAAATGCGTGTGATTCATCGGCCATGTGCCGTAGTACGCGATAGCTGGCCGCGTCGCCCCGTTCGGCAGGGTGACGTGGCCGACCAGTTCATTGTTCGGCTGCCGGATCTTTCCGTGCCACGGCCAGCCCATGCGAACGACCTCGCCGTCCCAGGGCATCAGTTGGTTCATGCCTTGAACTCCATACGGCCGATATTCTCGCCGCCATCCTGCATCTCGAAGCTGGTGACGCGCTTGAACACAACGACGACCAAGCCATCGGTACTCACGATCTCTTCATCGGCCACCGTGCGCTTCGACTTGTCGGTTTCGGCCAACGGCCAGGACACACCGCCCCCGCCGATCTGCTTGCCTGCGGGGTTGTAGTCGGCCCTGCCGCGCGCAGCATCCAGAGCCCCGCGCGGATCGATTTTCCGCAGCGACCGCGCCTGGCGCTCCGGCTCGATCAGCCGGTTGAGCGCCGCAGTCAGGCCTTGGTCACCGCGGCGCTCCGCTTCGACCCGCTGGCCGCCGGCGCGGCGGATCGCTTCGTTCCTCGCGCCGATGCCGCGGCGCTCATCTGATAGAGCCATGCGCTATCTCCTACGCGTTCGGCACATCGCTGAACACAAGCATCGACAGAGTGAGTTCGTCAGCATCGAAATAGACGCGCGCCCACACTTCGCCGTTGAGGTCATTTGCATTGATCAAGAATCCATACGACTCCTGAACAGCCCACTGCCTGGTTGTGCCAACGATCGACATCCCTCCGGGCAATTCACCGGACGTAACTCTGATCTGCAGTTGCTGCCCGCTCGGACCCGCGGTCCTGATATTCAGGTCGAACTGTCGGGATGTGCTGGGATCGATTCCAATTGCGGCAGTGCCGAGCTCGGGAATCGCGAACAGACGGGCCTCAACAAATGAGTGTTGGGGCTCGAGAAGGAACTGGCCGTCGGTGTTGACATGCAGCACCTCGCTCGGAGCGCTGCCACCGCCACTACCCAGTTTCACCCAATCGGCACCGCTCGCGGTGCCCTTCGCAAGGTATAGCGCGCCGTTGTTCGTGTTCACGTAGTGAGCACCGATGCTTGGTGGCGGATCGAGCGGCTCCCCGGCGCCAGACAGGACGTGCGTAACAGTTGCCATCAGTTGTTCTCCATGATCAGGTTGTTGCCGGCGTCGTCGACCAGCGTTGCGCCGGTTTCGTCGACAAGGGTGCCGCCAGACGCCCCGGACTCCAGAGCCTGGATGCGCGCCTGGAGCGTCATGAGGTCGCCAGCGGTTACTGCGGCGTAGATTGCTGTTCCCGCCGGCCAGTTGCCGGCGGCGGTGGCCTCCTGGGCGCGCTCGATCGTCACCACCCCACCAGCGCGCGCGGTTGCTTTCACGATCTCATGCTGAGCGCCGGCATCATCCGCCAGCGTCAGCAGCACCCAGTTACCGCCAGAGAGCGGCAGCAGCGCGGCGGCAGCATCCGGCACCGTCAGGCTCAATTCGCCAGGCGAAAGGCCGGCGCTCAGCGTCGTCTTCCAGTTGTTGATCCAGGCTCTCGCCATCGCTACATCTCCAGTACGTCATCAGGTACAGATACCCGGTAGGTGGCCGCGATCTCCGGCGCATGCTCGTCCCGGTAGGTCTCCGGAATGTCGTTTGCGGTCAACGAGAAGCGCCGCGGGAACAACTCAGCGCCGGGATCGCGGTTGCTCCAGTTGCCTGCGAAACCATCCGCCTCATCGTCATACGCGGGACTGCCGTTGCGTCCTCCAAGCTGCGTCGAGAGCTGCCCCCCGCCCGACGGTGGGCTGACGGGATCGGACGAGCCAGCAGGAGGAACAAGGGGGTCTTCTGCGCCACCGCCGCCTCGCATCACAGCGATAGAGATCGTGGTCAGCGCGCTTCCGGATGCGAGGTCGAGCCGGTCGACAATGCGTCGACACTTGCCCACCGCACGCGCGCCCTGATCATCGAGGCGGAGCGTATGTACAAGATCGATCGGCAGGACCATGGACGTCGGCACATCCCAGGTCACGGTCGTGCCGCGGTGCGCAGCAATGAGCGTCGTGGCGCCCTGGGCCAACAAGCAATTCAGGGCGGACAAACGCCGATTGCCATCCTTCTCGTCGTCGTGGCCGGTGCTGCCGCCGGTGATCGGGTCGCTTTCCCAGCGCTCGGCCTTGTCCGACTCGATCTCGAACGAGGCACGCTGCCGACCGACAATCGGACCGGTCGCCGCAACGCTCGGCTGAACCTCCATGACCAGCCGGTAGCGCTCGGTGACGGCTTGCGTCCAGCGCCTCCCAGCGATCCAATTTCCGCCCAACAGCAGGTCGGTGAAACTATTGACCCAGGCCGCTGGCGGATTGCAGTAGACCCCGGTTGGCGGCAGTGGATACCAGGTGGCATAGAACAATGTCTGACCGCTGCTTTCGGTCGCCGAGGTGATCATCTCGACATCAGGTAACTCGGTGTCATCGCCGCGCCAGTTGCAAAACCCTGCCTCGCCAACAGCGTTACCCGTGCCGGGGTGCTGCCAACCATACGAGGCGTTCAACTGCCATAGCCGGCTGAATCGGTAGTCGCACTCGATCTCGACCCTGTTCGTCTGCGAGCTCAGGTCGGCCAACTCGACCGCAAGCGATCCGTATACCGTAGAGCCTTGGCCGAACTCGTAGGCAGGAGCCACCGAAAGCCATGACGTGACGCGGAGAGCGCCGTATGGCGAACAGTCCAAGCTCCCGGTAACGCTGGTCAAACGCTCCTGGGCGTAGTCCCACCGCGAGCGTCCATCGACCGGCTCGAACACATCGGCGGACCAGGCGCCGCCGACCAAGGCGTCAACGGCCGCAATCTCCATGGCCTCTACACGCTGCTGCAACTGGTCAGTGCAACTGACGTCCAGGACGCGCCGAACAGGATTCCAGGCTGGCTGCGTAACCCTTCCCGTAAACCGCCGGCCCTGACTCAGCTCGCCGGCGGTCTCCGTTGCGTAGTCGATGGTTACGGTTCGACCAATCCAGTCCGTAGGGACAACAGGGCCGTCGCCGAGATAGATCGAAAAGGAAGCGACGCCAGCCGCCCCCTCTTCACGATCGACCTCGATCTCCCCGGTCAGGAGCGGTGTAACGTCGTCATCGCCAACACGCACGATTGCTCGCCAGGTGAAAGCGTAGCCTGGAATGATCGGCTCAGGACCAGGCACAACGGATTGAGCGGCCGAGTTCAGCTCAGCGCTATTGAGCGGTCCACCGTTGAGCATCAGATTTCCTCAGCGACAATTTGCCAGGTCCGGCTGTTGTTCGAAGAATCAAGCGCTTCAGGAGGGACCGACGCGAAGACGTGGAACAGCGGCCACCACTCGACGCGGTAGAGTTGCGCGCCTGGGATCTCCGACACGGTTACCACCTGGCCGGCGGACGACACGTCCGTTCTGACCCACTCACGGCCGACCAGCGCCAGCCCCCACGGACTGGCATCGGGGCGAACCTCTCCAGGGATTGTGAATACTCGGTCGGCGGCAGTACGGCCGGAAATGCCAAGCGACGCATTGCATCGCAGCTCCAACGGGTTGTCGAAGTCGAGCCCAAGCATCCCCGTCCCGATCCATCCTGAGCCGCTGATGGTGATTGCCGTCTTGCGCCAGTGCGTCATCTGTACTGCCGCACCTCCGCTGAGCCTCAATCGCTCGACGCCGCCATCTACAGCCTGGTACTGACACTGCGGGGCGCCACCGTGTATCACGATCGGTATTCCCCCGAGCATCACGTTCGGAATGATCATTCCCAACTCCATAAAAAAGCCCGCGCGAGGCGGGCTTGGTCATTTTGGGCGCGTCCGCCCGAACTTCGAGGCGGCCTTGCGTATATCTCGGAGCGTGTCGTGTGTCCCGAAAACGGTGAAACCGGCATCGTCTCCACCCAGGTTGAGGGTCAGCGATCCCAGGTTTTGCATGGCTGCCGGCGGATTCGCCTGCTGAAGCGCCGCAGTCGGAATCTCGGGTATCTCGGGGAGAGTTCGTTGATACCTCTGCGACATCTGCAGCGACTGCACCGCGTTGAAGATGCGCTCTCCTCCGCGCATCATCATCAACTCCGGCCCACGCTCCCCAACCCACGCCATACCAGGGGGAGCGCTCTGCGTACCAGTGGCAAACCCGGGTATCTTGGGGGTGATGCTGGGCACGCCAGGCAAGCCCATCTCCGGAGGCGGAACCAGCGTGATAGGTATCACGAGCTGCTCAGCCAGTCCGGCGGCGATGTCGGCGACCTGTTGCTTCAAGGTCTCCGCGCTTTCGAAGTCCATTCCGAACGACACCTCGACGTTTTGCACAGCCTTGATGCGCTCCTCGAGGTCGGCCAGGTTCAGGCGGTTGACGTCATCCGCAGCCTTGGCATTACCAGCCTCGACCTCTGCGGCCTTGTTGGCGATGCGCTCCACCTCCTTGGCCACGCCTTCGAAGCCGTAGCTGTTCGCGCCAGCGTCCTTCAGTTGCTGGAGGATCTGCAGCGCGCGGCGCGCCTCCTCGATCGCCTTTTGGTTGTTGCCGGCGGTCAGCGCGTTGCGAGCCGAGGCCTGGGCCGCAGTGGCATCACCGAAGGTCTGCGTTCCGGAGGTGGGCGTCGCCTGGATACCCTTCACCAGGTCGGCAAACTCCTTGCGGACATCTGCCTGACGCGATAGCGCGTCGTTGAGGTTCTTGGTGGACTGTTCAAGGAGGGCCTTGGTCCGAACAACCTCAGACTGGAGATCGGCGACGTTCTGTTCCCGAGCCCGCTTCAGGGCATCGTTCTGGCGCTTCACGATCTGCTCTTGACGCGCCTTCTCGGCGGCGAGGGTGGCCGTGAGGCTGCCCTCGCCCTTTTTCACCAGCGTAGTCGCCGTGTTGATCGACTTGGCAACATCGTTCAACTGGTTCGCAACCCAATCGACGATGCCTGTATTCTTCGCTCTGCGCCCCCAATATTTCTGGGTTTCGGAAAAGATCCGGTTCAGCCCCGCGCCGATCTCCGGCGCAAACGAAGCCATCTCCTCGCGGAGCTTCGGAAGTTCCTTCCGCAGCGCGATAACGATCTGCTCCGACGTCAGCTCACCGGCGGCAGCCATCTCACGAAGCCGGCCAACAGTCACCCCGAAGGAGTCCGCCAGAGCGCCAGCAATTCGATCCGAGGACTCCAGAACGGTATTGAACTCTTCGCCCCGCAGGACGCCACTGGCAATAGCCTGGGAGAACTGGGTAATGACCGACGCCGACTCCTCGGCAGAGGCTCCACCGATTTTCAGGCCAAGGGATACCGCCTCTACGGTTTCGAGGGCGGCGCGCTGATCCATGCCCGCATCCCGAAGCGGGCGCTGCAACCGCGAATAAAGGCCGATGAGGTCGCCGACGTCGCCCTGGACATCATCCGCGATACGGTCGAGTTCGATCTGCGCGGTGTTGAATTCTTCCTGCGAGCGGGTCGCCAGGCGAAGCCGGGAATCGAGCCGGCCAACAGTATCGGCGCCGTTCGCTAGCTTCGCCGTTGCAGCACCTACTGCGGCTGCGAGACCCGCAACCGCCAGCGCTGGACCGCTCCCGCGTAGAGAGCCGATGCTCGACAGCCGCGAGCCGGCACCAAGCGAGTTGAGTTCGCTCTTGGTCTCCGCGATCTGCTTTTTGAGCGCCCGCTGCGCAACGGCAAGTTCCCTTGTGGACAGCGTTCCGCTCGACCGAAGCAAGCGATATTGCTGGTTCAACTGCCCGATAGCAGCCTGCAGTTCGCGCACCCTGGCGACTCCCAGGGTGCTACGCGCTTGCTCCAAGTTGAAGCGGCGCTGCTCTATCGCGCTCTGCTTGATCGCTGCGGCCTGTTGCCGGAGGCTGGTGGTGGCCGCATCATTCCGGCCCGCCTGGAGGTTTCGATCCAGCTCCCGCTGGAGCCGCTGCCGTTCGGATGTCAGGCTCCTCGTATCCAGCCCGGCCTGCTTCAACTCCCGGCGCATCGCTCCGAGCTTGGCTACCTGGACGGTCTCTGCCCGCTCCAGGCTTCGCAGGTCCGAAATGGAGTCCCGGTAAGCCTGCTGCAATTCGCGACTTGGCCTGATCGTCGATGCCAGCTCGTTGCCGAGTGTGCGGATCTGTTCGCGCGCCGAGCGCGCCTGGCGTTGCGTGTCCTCGAGGGTGCTTTCGAGAGCAGTGAAATCGTTTAAACGCTTGAGAGGTTGCGCGACCTGCCTGACCAGTTCGGCATATTCCTTGCGGAAGCCTGACACCTCGCGCAGCGCATCATCGAGGTCAGCGGTCAGCCGGATCTTTACGTCAGCCATTTCATTCAGCCTTCAGCGCGGTCAAGAACAGTGACCAGGGATATTCAAGGACGTGGTGATGGCCAAGCCTCACCAGAACGCAAATGGCGCGCTCCAAACTCCTTATGGCTTGTCGTGGAGTTTCGAGAGACGGCCCAGCATTCCGAAAAAATGCGGGTTCACCTCTTTACATGCATCCCGCAACTTGGCGAGTTGGCTAGGCCGGAGATCGTTAATTTGGCTCTTCGTAACCGACGTCATCAGGCACAGATCGGAAAGCCTGATATCTTCGAAGAGGACATTGTTAACGAGGTCTTGATCGCTGACCTCTTGCATTAGCTTTCGAACATCCGCAACGCTAAGTTCCCGCACGGTCAACTCAACGCCATCAATATCTACAACTCTACTTGCAGTAAAGCTGGACATTTCAACCCTCCAGAAAGCACAAACCCCGCCGAATGGCGGGGCTGTTTAAAAAGCGTTATATCGGCTAGTTCTTGTGGCCCGATTGGTATGAACCCTGGACGCATCCGTTACGATCAAACGAAACGGTCGTCTGGTCAACATACTTGTCATTCCAGTAGGTGACAGCACCCGCGCCGGCGGTACTGCCGTTGCGGTTCACCTTCCCGTAGATGCTTTCCACGTCCTCCCTGGACATTCCAGGAACGACCTTGCCCTGGACCTTGGCCTTGCGAAGGTCACGCTCAGAGAGTCCTGTGGAACACGTAGGGCTTGGCGACGAACCACCGACGACGATCACTCCGCTGCCAACCTGGTGACTACCTCTATAGGTACGACCTGATGGCTGCTTGGGCTTGGCCATGACAGCCGAGGCACCTGACCCGCTTGGGCGCTGGTTGGTGGCAGAAACCACATCGTTCAGCGATTGGTTGTCAGGGCAATTCTGCTGGGTAAAAGTGACTTTTCCGTCAGGGCCGACGCACTTAAAGACCGTCGCCCCACTGGCAGAACTGACCGCAAGAATCAAGGCGAGAACGGGAAAAATCCGTGTCATAAGCGACTCTCCATTGGAACCGCTTCACACTTTAGCATCAACAGGCCATTACCAAGAACACAAGCCGGCGATCAGGTTGGTTTCTTGGCGCACTTAGGGTCTTTAGGATCTTTCTCAGTGCAGTTCCAGCCAGACGGCTTGAACGTCACCCGCCAAGCAGCCTTGTCCAGCTCTTCACCACCGAAGAAACCAGAGTCGTAATACTCCCCCGCCGGGGCAGGCACCGCGGGTGCGCTCCCATTGGATACGAATCGCACACACCCAGACTCCATAGAGCCTTTCCACGCTCCAACTGGATGGATGTTTTTATACTTATTTTCCTTAAGCAAAACAGTCTTACCAGAATCAGTGCGGACGATATATCCGTCAGTCCACCCTCCACTTTCTGCACAGACTTCGACAGTTGTCTTTTTTGACAGCGCATAGGACCTGGCAAATTCCAGGTGCTGGAGAAAAACTTCTTTGCCGGCTAGATGGTTGTTCCCCTCCTGCATAGCCTTAAAGCTCGGAACGGCCATGAATGCCAAAACGGCCAAGAGTACGACCACAACCATCAACTCGATAAGGGAAAATCCGCGCGACCTAGAGTACATTTCAACCCCTCCCTAAATGCCGCCACTGTAGCACCACGCGGGCGAGCCCACATCCGGCGTCCCTGCCGGGCATGAACGGCGTCACACCGTCGCCAGTTCCTTCTTGATGTTGAAGTACTTCGACTTTCCAGCACCGACCTTGGTTGGGTCCATCAGCACCTTGGCAGTGGCCTCGGCGGCCAGGAAGTCTTCGGTGTTGATCCAATCCTGCTGGCTCGACGGGTTTAAGCGGCAGAGGAAGTAGCGCGCCTGGATGCGCCGCTGGGTACCAGCGGCGTTCTCGCCCTCGAAGAGGAACTCGAACGTCTTGCCGCTGTTGGTCAGCGCCTCGATCACATCGACGGTGGCGGACTTGTAGGTCACCTTGATCGGTGTGGCCGCAGAGATCGCACCCCCTTCAACGATTTCGAGGCCAGCTCCGGTCATGTTCCAGTCGTCGAACTCTTCGTAGGTAGTGGTGCCGTCATCGCTCTTCACGCTGGTGATCTCCAGCGGCATGAAGTCGAGCGCGATCGTGCCTCCCGGAACGGCGGTGTGCGCTTCGTCGGTGTGGGTGGCAGAGGGAACGTTGGTGGCGTCGCCCCACATCAGGGCCGCCAGCATCGAGGTATGCAGTTCGCGGAAGTTGATCCCCAGGCCGACCGAGGAGATGCGCGATACCGAGTCGTACTCGCCGCCCTGCGGAGTGGTGGTGTCGGGTAGCGTGATCTCACTGCTCTCGATGGTCTGCTGAATGGTGGATACCAGACCTACCTTCTTGAAAGGCCCTGTAGTCCCTGCCTCGCGTGCCTTAAGCCAGCCGCCGATCACGTACGTCTCTTTCTCGATAGCCATATCAGGCCTCCTTCTTGATCACGCCTTCGCGGCGCAGGAATTCAACCTGGTCAGGGCTGACGTTGATCTTTTCGCCGGCCGCCTTCTCCTCGCCCTGGTGCCAATGCACCGTGGCCAGGGTGACCTCGACGGCTTTGTTCAGTGCAGCCGGAGGCGCGGCGTCGACCGTGGCCGGCACCTGGGGATCGCTCTTCATGGGTTACCCCTCGATGATGGTTTTCAGATAGACAGGGATTCGAATCACGGCAGCGGCCACTCCATCACCCGGCGGGTACGGCTCAGGCGCCCCCAACGTCAGCCCGGTAATGCCGCGCTCTCGGGGCAGCCAGCGCAGGAACTGCCCCTTGGGGGCAGGCATCAGGCACGCCAAAAGGTCTAGCTGTAGGTCCTCCAGAGCCTCCTCATAGTGGTCATACCCACCTTGCACCGCGCCTACCACGTCGAAGCCGCGATGGAAGCGAACGGCGGCATCAAGATGCTCCGGCGGCTGCTCCTTGCCGGGCTGGACGACAATCAGCGGAAAGCCCTCGTGCCGTTCCTTGACCAGTTCGTTAAACCACCCGGAGAGCACACGAGTGCCAGCGTCTGTCCGGTATCCCTGGTTTGGCGTGATGGTTTGCAGGCGCGCCAGCAAGGCCAAGCGGCCGATCGTGAGCACGTTCGGCTTCATGCTTCCTCCTCGATCGTTGCTGCCGTCAGCAACCAACCGTCGTTCGCAATGAGCTTTTCCACGAGATAGCGCGACGACCCGATGACGAAGAGGTCGCCACGCGATGCCGTGGGAACGTCCTTCGCCAGCCAACTGATCCCAACCTTGTCCGTGATGAAAACCCCATCAGGTCCCTCGTAGGTGAGGTTTCGGTCGACCTGCAGCGGTATCCCCCTGATCGGGGGACGACCGATGCCGCGGAACTCGCCCACGGCATCAGATAACCGCTGTTGCCCACGTTCGTGGAGCCGTTGGATCAGCCGGCCAAAACGGCCCGGCGCGCTCATTGCTGGATCAGCATCGCCGACGCGAAGCCGTCAACGGTGGGCTCGGTGATCTTGCCGAACGCCACCGAGTCGGCAGTGGCAGCAGCTACCAGTTCCCCATCGAGCACGCTGCACTTGGCACCCTGGGTCAGGCCAGCGGCAGCAGGCAGGCTCCAGACGCCGCCAGTTTTTCCGGCGAACGGCTCGCCCGCGGCGGCATCTACCAGCGGCACCACCACCAGGTCTCCGATCACCGCCGGCACGCCAGATTGAACGCCGCCAGCAGGCGCGATGAGAGTCAGGACGTTGCCGTCCTCCACATAGTTCTTCGCCATGGTTGATTCTCCTAATGGCAGAAACAGAAAGCCCCGCTAGATGCGGGGCTCGGGAGTTGGCACCGATCAGGCGCCGTTGGATTTCTGCAGGCCACGGAAGTCCAGCGGCGCCACGCCGGCGTCGATGCGGACCTTGCTGGCCACGCCGTCGACAGTGAAGCCTTCCTGTTGCTCCAGGTACGGAGTATCGACGCCGTCCAGGTAGGCCACCTCGATGGTGTCAGAGCCTTTCTTGGCAGCCATGTACCAGGCGGTCGCCGAGGAATCGTCCAGGCGCGGCTCGCCGATCACCTGCGCGAATGCGCGAATCGGGTTGACGATGCCGCTATTGACGTCGGCGCCCGGCACGGACTCGGAGTTGATGATCTGGTTGGCCTTGTCCTCGAGTGCCACCGGAGTCAGAACGAAGCCCGGACGGATGTTCAGGGTGCGCCCCTTGCCCTTCTCTACCTGGGCTTTCTGGGTGGCCATCTGGGTCTTGGCCTTGCTCAGGCTGTCGATGGAAAGCGCCGAAGCCGCGCCAGTGAGCAGGTTGCTGTGGTCGGCATGGAACAGAGCCTTGCCATCGCTCATCGCCGGGTTACCGGTCAGAACCGCATAGACCAGGTCGCCGATGGTGGCCTTGGCAGCCTGGCCCAGCTTGAACGGGATATCCGAGAGCATCTGCAGGTCGTCGTTGATGATCGCCTGACGAGTGATGCTGAACAGCTCTCCGTAGGTGGCCAGGATGATCTGCTCGCCGCGCTCGCCGAGGGTGACGTACTTGTACTCGGCGCCCTCACGCACCTGACGCAGCGAGGAAAACTCGCCCAGCCCGACGCGGCGCGCCGGCTTGAAGTCAGTGAGAATGCCGGACTTGGTCCACAGCGGGAAGGTTTCTTCGGCCTCTTCCCAGCCAGCCAGCACCGACTTGTTGGCGACATCCAGAAGGATCAGGCCGAAGTCGCTGGAAGTGTGGGTGAAGGCCAAGCCGACCATTTGCGGGGCGTTGAGCGAGGCCACGCCGATCCCGCGATCGACCAGCGAGGCACGGGCCAGTTCGCGGAGCGTCATGCCGTTGTAGGCGTTATCGGCCTGGCGCTCGCCGCGACCGATGCGGGCCAGCACGCTCGCGCGCACCGAGTCGCCCACCAGGTTGCCGTTGCCGGCATGGATGTGGGCGCCAGCGCCAGGGGTGGCGGCCGGCTTGGTATCGGCGCCAATGGCAGCCAGCAGCTTCTCGCGTGCCTGGTCGACGGTGATGGTCATGTCGTTCAGGCAGGTGGCGAGCAGTTCGGCGTGGCCGCTGGCAAACGCGCCGAAGGCAGCAGTGATTGCACTGCGGCGACCAGATTCCTCGGCGAGGATGCGGGCGCGAATATCGGCCTCGGTTGGGGCAGCGGCCGCGGGAGCCGCCGGCGCGGCCGGTGCCGGAGTCGGCGCGGGAGTGTTGGCCGGCGCGGCGGGGGTCTGGGCGCGCGGGGCCAGTAGGGTTTTCAGAGCTTCGGGCATGTGGGCGAACTCCTGCATGCGTTTGGAGGAAAGGTGAGCGGCCGCTCGCAGCGGCTCAGTGAGCTGGTCGGCGAAGCCGGCAGCGACGGCCTCTCGGCCATTCATCCAGGTCTCCTCCTTGAGGAGCGCCTTGATGTCGTCGGCGGACTTCCCGGTCTTGTTGGCGTAGGCCATGACCAGGGTGTCCTCGACCTTGTCGAGCAGTTCGGCATAGCGGCGCATGTCGTCCGCATCGCCGCCCTGGATGCCCCAGGGCTTATGCACCATCATCATGGCGTTCTCGGGCATGTAGATGGTGTCGCCGGCCATGGCGATGACCGAGGCCATCGAGGCCGCCAAGCCATCGATGTACACGTCGACGCTGGCCGGGTGGTTGCGCAGCAGGTTATAGATCGCCGTCCCCTCGAAGACGTCGCCGCCCGGGGAGTGGATGTGCAGGTTGATCTTGGTCAGGTCGCCCATTGCCTTGAGGTCTCGAGCGAACTGCAGCGCGGTGATGCCCCAGACGCCGATCTCGTCGTACAACAGCACCTCGGCGACGCCGCGACCGGCAGCCTTAATGCTGTACCAGGACTCATGCGGGGCGTTGGCCTCAGTCAACGCCGCCGCCATCGGCAGCATCAGGATTTTATGGATCAGGGTTTGATGGCTGCCCATCGGCGCCTCCATTGTTGCTCTCGTTGGGGAAATCCGGCCCAGGCACGGGTAGGCCGGCGCCGTATCTGTTGACGAGTTCGCGAGCCTCGTCGGCGGTAAGCATCTTCCCGACGCCCAGGTACACCTTCTGCACCGCCTCAACTGGGTCCATCCCGGACTTGACCAATTGGTGGTAGGCATCCGAACTGAAGACCAGGCCGGCCGCCCGGTTCGCCTTGATCTCCGTCTCACGCGACTTCTTCAGCTCGCGCGGATCTCGACCACGGGCGCGGGCAACTTCCGCCTCATCGGCGAAGCCAGCCTTGACCAGCAACTCCCATGCGTTGGCCTCATGCATCGGGTTAATCCATGGCATGACCGGCCCCTGGTAGACCGCCGCGTAGAGAGTGCGGTGATCAACGTCGGCGGGCAGGCGCTCCTTCCGAGCCAACAGGTACATCTGCAGCCAGGCCCGATAGACCGGCCGGCACCAGTAGTCGATGAACTCGTGCTGCAGCAGGTCGTAGCCCAGCCAGCCCTCTACCAGTTCCTGGCGCTGCGCCGAGTAGGTGCCGTCGTAGGCCCTGGATACCGAGGAGTAGGTGCTGCGAGTGCCGGCCCCGATCATCCGCAGTTGGCCGTTGCGGAAACCTTCAAGGAAGGGGTTCGGCCGGTTGCTCTCGATCATCCCAACGTCTTCGCCTGGCTCGAGGTCGTCGAAGACCATGCCGGGGGCGATGGGGATCGTTCGGTTCTTCCGGTCCTTGCCGGGCTCCACCGAGTAGCTGTCGGGGTTGCCCTTCTTGATATACATCGCCAGGGCAGCACTGATGCGCGCCGCCACCCGCTCGCTCTCCTCGTAGTCCTTCAAGTCGGCAAGGCGGATAAGCACTGCGTGCAACATCGGCACGCCTCGGTTCTGGCCGATCCGCTTGCGGTAGGCGATGTGGATGATCCGTTCCGCTTCGACGCGCTTCACCGCCAGGCTGCCGCCCAGCGTCTGCAGGTTGCCGGGGTGATCCTTGAGAAGGTGATAGGCCCTTTTCCGGCGCCAGGTGTCACGCTCGATACCCTGGACAATACCCTTCGACAGGTTGTTGTAGCTGAAGGGCAAGTAGTCGGGCTCCAGCAGCTCCAGGGCGAAAGGCACCGACGTGGCGAACGTGTAGTTCGGGACTCGTCCCATCAGCTTCTGCGCCAGGCCCTCGCCATCGCGCAGCCAGGTGCGGCACATCAGCCGCTCTACCTGGGGCCTCGTCAGCTCACCAGAGGTTTCCGGCGAGAGTGACCACTCGGCCCACGCGCTGCGGATCTCCATGGCCAACTCGGCATGCACCGAGCCATCCAGGCGCAGCGGCAGCGGTTCCACGCCGATACCACTTCCGCCCACCACCCTCTCCTCGAGGCGATCGAGCAGGCCGGTAACCAGATCGTGATCTTCGTCCAGTTTCCGGCACTGCTCTCGCATAGAGACCGCAGACTTCTGTAGCGAGGTGTCGGCGCCTAGCGGCTGACGCTTGGCCTTGTGGGTTCTCCCTGGCCTGGCAGCCTCATACGCCTGGATTGCCTCGCGAGCGGCTAGGCGCCGAGCCACCAGCTCGGGGGCCAAGGGTTCCAGTAGTCGATCGATCAGGTTCATCAGCAGAACTCCGCCAGCGCTGGGCCAGGACGGCGACCGGCGGCGCGGTCCTGCTCTGCGGCTGCGCGGCGCTCCCACTCCCGGCGTCCGGCGCGGATCTTCTCGATATCCTCCATGGTGTGGGTGCGTCCGTTGAAGATCACTGTCCGACCTTCCAGTACGGCGGCCTCGGCCTCCAGGTATTTGTCGAGCATCTGCTGCGCTGTCAGAGCCATGGTCCGCTTCCAGTGTTGAGCCAGCCCTGGGAGGTGCTGGCATGGTTATCGTTCGAAGGTTGCTGTTGGGCGACCGGCTCCGGCACGGGATCAACGCGCACGCGCTCCAACTGGTCGAGGTCGAGGCCGAAGCGCTGCTGGCTGATGCGCAGCGCGGCAAGGGCGTACACGAAGCAATCCAGCGCCTCATTGCGGCGCCCGCCGGAGTCCCATCGCAGGACGCGAACACCCTTCGCCATCACCGACTTTTTCTTCTCGGCGGTGATCTGCTTCAGTTCGTCTTCGTCGCAGATGTCGCTGTCGATCGGGAAGTGCACACAGCCCGGCGTCGGTTGCCACGGGATGGGCACATCAATGCGCAGGCGGCTGTAGATCAGCTCCTTCGCGTTATCGGTGCCCAGTTCGGTCTTGTAGACCTTGCGCTTGCGGCGCTTCGGGAAGTTGGCGATTGGCTTGCCGTATGTGCTGGCCCCGAAAGTCGGAACCACCCAGTGCACGCCATGCTTGATGCTCTCGGCCTCTACCTCATCGGAATAGTGGCCGCCAGCATCCCAGCACCAACGCTCGACACGCATTGGAACGCCATCAGCCCGAGTGAACTGCCGATGAATTTCCAAGCCCACCTTGCGCCGCAGTTCCTCGCTGGCCGGATCGCCGGTCAGAATGAAACGGTGAACAAGCCATGCCTCCTCGCCCAGGCCGAAAGCCCAAACGCGGCCCTCGTAGCGGTCGTCCTGGGTGTCGATTCCGCCCATCAGGACAAGCGCTTGCGGCGGCACCTTCGGGTAGTTCTCGCGGCGGGCATAGAGTGTCTGCCACTCCACCCGCTCCCCCTCGTCCTCAACCCATACCTCGCCGAGGATGGTGTTGGTGAAGGTCTTCAGCTTCTCGCGATCACCCTTGACCTTCAGCCATTCGTCGATCAGGTCAAGCCAGCTGGTCCACGTGCTGTACACGGCCCAGCAGTAGAATGCGACGGAACGCGGCGTCCTTATCGGCTGGTCATCCGGGCCGAACCACTCCATAGCGTCCCGCGTCCAGACCCCCGACACTTCGCACTTCCAGCGGCCTCGCTCGGAGGCAACCACCATTTCGTGGTGCTCAAACGTCCCGCTGCACCGCTCGTTCTCGCAGGCGTACCAAACTGAAGAGGCCTCGCCTAGATCGTTCGCGATGTACTTCACCCCAAAGGCGCAATCTTTACCGCCCCACTTCAGCGTCTGCTCATGCCCACAATGCGGGCACGGGATGTAGTACCGCAGGCGACGCGGAGACTCATCGGCCGCCTTCGTGATCTGGCATTGGCCCTCGGTACCAGGCGTCGATCCACGGATGGACTTCGGGTAAACAGCACCGCGCAGACGTTGGTCGCCAAGGAACGTTGGGGAACCTTCACCTTCAATATCGGCGTCGAACTTCGACAGCTCGTCATAGATCACCTCGTCGGCAGATCTCTCACGGTAGTTGCGAGCAGCCTTGCCGCCGAGCGTCCAAAGGGTCCGCCGGTTTGCAAACACCTTGGTGTCGAGCGTGTTGTCGCTATGCTTGCGGCCATACCATGGGGCCAGCGCCAGCAGCACCGGAACATCGCGAATCAGGCCATTAACGTGGCTCTTGCTGATCCCCTCGGCGTCTGGGTCAGTCGGGCTCCACATCAGCACATTACGGCGCTTGTGCTGAATCTTGTAGCCGATGTTGGCCATCAGCATTTTCGTGTAGCCGATGCGTGCCGACTTCACGAAGTTTACGACCCGAATCAGGTCGTTACCCATGGCGTTCAGGATGGCGACCTGAAATGGCGCCGTCTTCCACTTGCCCTCGTTGTACGAGGATTCCGCCGACATGTAGAAACCGTCGTCGGGATCTTCCGCCCACTCCACCGCCGTCATCGGCGGCGACTTGTACAGCCCCTGCAAACCTAGATCGACCGCTTTCCGTAGGTCATTCATCCAGGGTGGCAGAGTACTCATCAAGGATTTCCGGTAGGTCTTCAGCAAACTCCACGGCCAGATTTCGGGCCAGCGCTATCTCGCGCTCAAAGGCCTCCAGCACCAACGGCGGTGTATCGGGTATTTGGCTGCGGACCGTCTTGCAGACCGTCTCCAGTTTCGAGCCGATCTTGGACGCGATCCTGGCAAGAGCGAAGGTGGCGAACGGAGTTGGAACAAGGGTCTTCGCTTGGACCTGGTTCTTCTGCTCCTGGGCGTCAGCCTGAGCAGTCGTCAGTCGCAGGCGCTCCTGTAGCAATTTCTTTTCAGCGAGCGGGTCGAGACCTTCCGCATCTAGGCCCTCAGGTTGTTGTTTCTGGGTCACATGATCGAGGCGATTCTGTAGCACCGCCTGGGCGGTATAGAACACCTCGCGGCCGATCTTGGCGGCAGGCTCAACGCCCCATTTATCAAAGGCTTGCGGAGAAATCCCGAGGCTCGCGGCCATCTCGGACTTGTTCAGCCATCCGCGCTTTTTTTGGAGGTCTTCTGTGCTCATGACAAAACAACAACCAACCTCCGAAAAAAGGTCATACATATTTGGCGCGCGGGGCTCGAATTACCCTCTGACGGGGGCACCCCGGGGAGGACCCGCGACGCACCACTTTGGTGCATCAGTCAGCGCCTCGCAGCGAACCGAGCAGCAACGCCGCGCATCGCCACCTCGAACTCGCGTGGCAAGGTCTCGTCGGCGTACTGCTGCGCGATCTCGAAGAAGCTCAGTCGGCGGCGGTACGAAGGGCGAGACACGAAGGCCATGATGACCGAGACAGCATCCCGGCCTCGGCCTGTGCGCTCAGCAATGCCTATGGGCTGGCCCTTACGGGTCATGACGAAGTAGCGGCGAGCATTACCCTTCGCTCGGCTCCGTCTGCTATCGGTAGCGTTCGCGTTGTACCCGGCCTGGCTGAAGCCGCGGATGCCGCTCAATGCCCTGGTGACCTGGCCGCGCCTGATGTTCCCGTAGCGATCCAGGTCCGCGCCGGCGCCGGGCACCACGTACTTGCCTTCGGGCAGTATCCCCTTGGCCCTGAGCTGAAGCTCGGCCGGCTTGTTCCGACGCGGGCCACCGTAGACCTCGGGGGCAATCCACACCGATGCAGGCTGCGCACCGTCCGCTTCGTCCTTGAACCAAACCCGCGCTTCCAGCCGGTCTTTCCTGGCTGGCACCATGCGCAGGCTGTTCAGCGTGTACGGGGTCGGGCGGTCGAACACGACACGCATCTCATCGCGCAATCGATCCATCAGGCCCTGCGCGGTCCGCGTAAGCGCAGTGGCTGTCGCGTAAGGAATCTGCCGCTGCTCAAGTTCAGTCAGGTCGGCGAGCTGCTGCTGGAACCCTTCCGGCTTGATGCTGATCATCTTCTGCAATACCTCGGAAGGCCTGCGATGTGCTTACGCAACGCCTCAATCATCAGTTCGCGTCGCTCGACTCCGGCTCGGAGATCAGAAACAACTTGTCCATCAGGGGCAGCAAGGACGGCTCTTCCTGCATCAGCGCTGCCGGAGGCTCCGGGAGCCTGGTGCACTCCATCTGCGGGGCAGCGGGCTTTGACGTACACGACGCGAGCGCCAGTGCCGATAGCATCGCGGCGCAATTGGTTTTCTTCATGGGAGGCCTGCAGTGCTGCTTGGTAGGTTCGAGCCAGGGCATCGGTCTGGACCTGCGCCTGGATGTCGCGCTGGGCCTGCTGGGCCATCGCGGTGATCGTCTCGGCGGATTGCTCGACGGCGGCCTGCAGGTCATCACGCTGGGCGGTCACGTGATCGAGGCGCCAGAACACCAGAGCCGCCACCAACGCCACAACCAACCACGGAGACCACCTCATCACGCACCAGCCAGGGCAGCGCGCGCCCAATCGAGGCGAGCCGCACGGTCGTCTGCGCCGTTGTAGCCGCCGTTGATCATCAGCGTGATTCGCTCGAATCGGCCTTGATCAGCCAGATCGTTTAAACCCCGCGACCGCCACCACCACCCCGCGGCGATGGCAGCCCAGGTCCGTTGCTCAAGCAACTCCGGTTGCGCCACCAGTGGCAGCGCCAAGGCGCGGGCGGCTTCGGCGTAGTTGTCGTGGCCGGTGATCATGATCAGTCCACGGCCCCGGTATCGATACCCATCGCCCGTATCCGGCGCCCCATTTCCCATCCTGTTGGCATAGACGCGGTTCGCGATGCGCTCTGGCTGGCGGGCGTACTGCTTCGCCTCGGCAGGCGTGAACCGTTTCGGCCACGTCTTGAGCAAGCCATCGGCGGAGTAGTTCAGGTTCTCGACCACGCGCTTGAGGCTTTGGCTTTCGTGCCCGACTTGGGCCAGGAACATCGCCACCCGCTCAGCCGTGTTGATCTCAAACCGAGCCATGGAGCCGTTGATGTGTTCGACCCAGACCGAAGCAGTAGCGCCGCCGCAGCCGGTAGCACGGTCGAGTTGATCGGCGGTGATCTTCATTCGCCAGCCCCCCGACGCGGAAACTTCCAGTCGGCGATCCGATCAGCGAATTCAGCGATCTTCTTCACCCCAAGGAAACCGGTGAACACCCCAGCAGCGGTAGCCATGTTCTGTGGCAGGCCGAACCACTCAAGGACCGGAATCAGGCCCAAGGTAATCAAAGTGCAGAGCGTTGCCTCGAGCAGCGCCTGGCGCCGCGTTCCACCGCCGTAGATCACTCGCGTCAGCGCGACCACGAAGGACAGGCCGGCGGCGTACAACTGCGGATAGTGCGCAGACAGCCACGCAAGCAGCGCAGCCCAGGTCTCAGGGCGTTCTGGCATTTTCATAGTCTCTGCCCCTCGCAGGGGTTCTAAAACGACGAAGCCCGCTCAATGGCGGGCTTTCGTTCGTCGGGTGGGTTCCGGGCGGATCAGGCGTGAAACAGCTGCAACTGCCCTTCGCGCTCGACCTCGATGATCTTCTGTTCGATGACGGGTGCCTTGATCTGCCATCGACGCAGGGTCTTGCCGGCCAGGCTGGCAATCCCTCGCTCCTGTCGGTACTCCGCCATCAGCTCGTTGCGCATGGTGTTGAAGTCCATTGAGCGTTTGAACAACTGCTCGGCCATCCAGTTGAAGGCATGGATGAAAGCTTCTTTCCAGGCAGCTGCGGCTTTACCCCTAAAGCCCATCACAAGGAACATGAAGCCGTCCTTGGTCATGTCGAAGCTTCGACTCTTGATCGGTTCTCCGCCGCTCGGATTTTCCCGCCACATGACCGTCTCCTCAAAATTGAGGAGACGGAAACCAGCCGAGCAATCCAAGTTGTCGATAGCCCGAAGGACGTTGTCGTGCCGCTTTCCGAAGCGTTCGGCCACCTTCAGCGATGTCGTTACGACCTGGCCGTCATTGACCATTACCAGGTCACGCAGGCTGGCCTCATCAAGATCAATTTCACTCATCTGATCCACTCCACTCACCTGGAAAAAGGAGCGCAGCGGGGCGGACGGATGAGCGGACATCCGCCTTTCGGCTGTACGGGCCTAGCTGCGTGTTGGGTTGCCTTGCGGCGGAAATGAAAAAGCCCAGCACGAAGGCTGGGCTCTGAAATAGGTGCGGGTGGATAGGGGCCACTACCCCGTGCGCATCCTGCGCTCCACCTGCATTGATTGGTTATCGTCCTCGGACAGACTCCAGCATCGACCTCATCTCTTCGATGATCTCTAGGTGCACCGCGTCGGCCACTGCCTCAGCCTCCTGCTCGGAGAACAAGAAATCGCTCCGTAGCGTCAGGCCATGCATAACCACGAAACAGGCCTCATGGCCGGCATCGCGTATGGACCAGGGCAGCGCGTCACCCTCAAGCTTTACGACCTTGATATCTGGACTTCTCATTGGACCACCTCTCGGCTTCAAGGTAGTCATTATCGCAAAGGGTGAAGGCCTTGTGGGTCGGTAACCCGTCACTTTGATGTGGCAGGTGAGACTGCCGTCTACCGAGTTTCTGACCTTCGAATGAAAAAGCCCGGAGCGGGGGCAACCGGGCTTCCCGTCCATCTCGCTGAAAGCCAAGGACGGAAAACATCGAGTCAGACGGGGGCGTGATGATGCCGCGCCAAGCCAATCTACGCAATAAAAAACCCGGCGCCAGGGGCCGGGTTTCGAGTGCGTCACGCTGCGTTCACAGCAATTCACGCTGGGATGAAAACACCCCTTATTCCGCGTGTAAAGCTATTCCTCAAGCGCTCTCGCGGAACCGCTCCAGGGCGCTATCGACCCAGCCCACCGCCAACTTCAGAGTCTCCCTGACCTTCGCCTCGCCGATCTGGTGTTCACGCGCGATGCGCAGGGCCGGCCACTTCGCGCCGTAGTAGAGCCACACGAAATCACCAGCCTGCGGCGCCCTGTCAATGAGTCGAGCAATGACCCGGTCGACGGCCAAGGCCATATCGTCAGTGACGTGGTAGGCCTTGGGGCTCGACATTGGCATGGCTTGGCTCATGATAGCGGCGGCCGGCGATACATACCCGGGAACCCCCATCCCATCCATGCGCCACCACCCCCACTGTTCGAGGAGATACTCGGTATCGCCCAGCAGCTTGTCCACGTAGGTTCGAGTTCTGCTCATGCCGCCCCCGGACCGTTCAGGCCAAACAGATCGCGCAGCAGCGTTTCCACCGCCGCGCCCTTTGCGTTGCCGTCCTGCAGCCAGAGCCGACCGTAATCGTGGAAGCCCAGCGTGCCGCGGTCGCCGTGCCAGTTGGCGATCATGACCAACAGCGCAGCCAAGGCAGCAGCACCGCCCACCTTGACCTGCGCCAGCTCCTGGCCGGCCACCTTGAGAAACTCCCGCTCCAGCCTGGTCATGACCTTGCGGGGTGCCATCGGTTGTACGTTGCTCATGCTGCTTGCTCCCGCGCGCCCTCGTAGTGGACCCAGTTCCGGGCCTTGTGAGTGCTCGCACTGAAATACTGGTTGGATGCCTTGTCGAACCACAGGTCCAAGATGCCTTCATCTCCGGTGAGGCGCTGCTTGCTGATGATCAGGCGCACATCGCTCTGGTCCTTGTAGTCGTCTCCCTTGGCCATCTCTTTGCGCTTGTTCCGCCAGACCGTGCACACGTTGTCGGCTAGGTCGGTGAGGATGGCGCCACCGCGAACGTCGAGCTTGCCCGGGGGCTTACCCTCGTCGTCAGCCTTCCGCGGGTGGGCGACCAGATGGACGTGTACGTTCATCTCGTGAGCGAACCCCACCAACGCCTCCATGGCCTGCTTCTGACCGTTGTAGTCATCCTCCGCCATGCCGAGCTTCGCCAAGCTGTCAACGATGAAATGGTTCACCCCATACCGGCGGGCGGCATACCGGAAGTCCTCGAGCATTTCGCCCGTCTTCGCGGTGCCCAACTGGTCGTAGATCCACAGCTTGCCGTCGAGCCAGTCAAGGATCGCGTCGATGTAGCCCCTCGAAGGACAAGACATCCCGGAGGCCTGCCGGACCATCCGCTGCAGCGTTCGCCGCGCCGGCATCTCCATCGAGGCGATGCAGAACCGGTCGTGGCTGCCCTTGCGGTTCATGCCGTGGAAGGCTAGGTAGTTCAGCAACTGCGACTTCCCGTGTCCGCTCCACCCGGTCCAGATCGTGACCTCCGAGGGGCGGAAGCGGATCACGTTGGCGTAGGTGCTCCAGGGAAGTTCCATACCGATGGTTTCCGGGTTCTGGTCGTAGAACTCAGCCTTGACCTCCTCCGAGTAGGAGCTCACCGACTTCAGCCGCTCCGGGTCGAAGTTCTTCGCCTTGGCATAGCACTCCGCAATGTCATCGGCGCTGTAGTACAGGGCGTCGAGAGCCTCGTTGAAGTCCTTGCAGCCGAGTTTCACGAGGCGGCACCGATCACGCCCGAGACGCCGAACGATCTCCTCCGTCGCCTGATGGCCAGGTTCGTCGTCGTCAAGGCACAGGTAGATCACGTCGAAGCGCTGCAGGTTGTCGAACTCGTACTCGATCCAGCGTTGCTTGCCGTCCTTGCCGCCACCGAAGGGCACCGACAGCGCCGGGCGCCCGTACTGCCAGGCGGTCATCGCGTCGATCTCGCCCTCGGTTATCGTCACCTCCCGGATACCGTCCGGGATGGCCTGCCAGCCGAACAGGCAAGGTTCGGTATCCGACGACGTGGTGATTTTCTTCTTGCCGCCAGGACGTTCCACGCCGAGTTTCTTCCAGTGGATCAGCGAGCCATTGCGCAGGTACGGAAACACGATGTTCTGCCCGTCCTCGGCGATCTTGAACGCCTTGATGGTCTCCTCGGTCAGTCCACGGCCCTTCAGGTACGCCATCACCACCGAGTCCACCTTCGGCGTCGAGCACCTTGGCTTGTCCGGTCGCTGGTATGACTTCCGGCTCTCGACCGGCCGGATGAGCTTGGGCTCCTGCACGCCGAGGTAGCCCCTCGCTTCGCTCAGCGCCGTCGCCATGTCGCAGTTGCGCGCCAGCCGCCAGAGGTCCAGCAGGTCGCCAGACTCACCGGTGGCGAAGTCGCACCACACGCCAGCCTTCTCGCCGACGAGGTGAACCCCCAGACTCTTGCCCTTCTCGCCCGAGGCGTCGCCAGCACGCCACTCGGCGCCCTCCCGCTTGCCGCCAGGCAGCAGGTGCCGTGCAACATCGGCAGCGCGATCAGCGAGGCGCTTGGAAATATCCGACGGGGTCAGCATGCGCCCTCCCCGTCCGGCAAACGCTCAAGGGTGCTGAAGTCGTGGGTCCGAGTGGACAGCACCGTGTCCGTCATCTGCGGATGCCAGAACTCGTGATCCTCGAGCTGGTAGCCCCGTGGCGGGGTGAACGGGTAGCGCTTGCCGCCAGAGCCGGAAGGCCCCCTGGGAGCGCCATGCTCACCGACGTACTCCCGCCAGTGATCGTTCGGGCCAATGAACGTCTCCGGCAGCTTGACGAACTCCGTCCCGACGTTGCCCTTGCCGGCCATCTCGGCGTGATAGTTCTTCGCCGCCTGGATCAGGTCTTCGACCGTGGCGCCAGCACGCAGCCGAGCCTTCCACGCCTTCCACGCCGGTTTCTTCGCGCCGGACCGGTGCCGGCGAGGGTACTCCGACCAGAAACGGTTGAAGTCCTCGCTGTACTCGGATCGTTCCTCGGCGGGTGGTTTCTCCCCACTGGCAAGGTCGTCGCTCGCTGTCGTCGATTCGTCAGAGTCGACAAGAGTCTCTTGATCTTCTTCAGGATTCAGGTAATCAGGATTCAGAGAATCAGGAATCAGGGCGTTATGGGTTGGTGCATCCACAGTGTCCGACTGCGGCTGCTCTGGTGTTTTAACTGTTAAAACACTGTTATTGGCGCCCACACAGGCGCCGGTATCCGCATGCACCAACCGTTGCTTACCGGGAACAACCTTCCCCCGGGCACGCTCATTCACGGTTAGATAACCATTGCAGTCAGGTAGTTCGCTGTCCTTCTCGGTGCTATGCGGAGACTGGTGACGAGTGAAGTTCGGTAGCGAGATCACCGAGAAACCAGCAACCTCGTACCGCTCGATGAATCCCTTGTCCAAGAGATTGGCCAGGCCGATCTCCACGTCATAGTTATCCCCGGGGAACAGTTCGATCTTGATCCGACGCGGCCGGTATTCCAGCCGCCCCTCCCTATCAGCCAGACACCACAGACCGATGAACAGCAGGCGGTCGAATGGATTCAGGTCGGCCAGATCCTCGTTCTTGAAGAACGAGGGCTTGATGTTGCGGGCGCGAGCCATTACTTCTCCTCCGAACTGCTGAGCAACTTCTCCATGAGCCGCTCAGCCAATACTTCATCGATATCTTCCGGGCGCCAGCCGCACAGCCGCTTCACCAACACCATCAGGGCGAAGCGCGCCTTGATGATCTCGAACTGGATATCGGCGATGTTTAGGGCAACCTCGGCTACTACAGGGGGATCGAACTGGCCCAGCAGCTCGAAGGCAGTGTCGATTGAGCACCAGATCTTGTAGGCAACCTGGTCGCTGCCGAACTGCTCGAAGGACTGCTCGTTGAGCATCACGGGATCGGACTGGTGGGCGACCTTGCTCATGCCAAGCCCTCCCTCTCCAGGCGCTGCACCAAGGTCCGCATCTTGCGCTTGAGGTGGGTGGTCAGGTTGCGCCTGCTGCGGAACTCAACGATAGGCAGGGCGTGGCGGTGAATCTGGATGGTGTTGGTCATGGCTCAGTTCACCCTATGGACTTTGAGGGTGTTCGGCTTGAGGCCCAGCTCTTCGGCTTTGCGCTTCGCCTCTTCGGGATCAATGCCCAGCCGCTTGGCCATCCCTTCCAGTTCGTAAACGGGCTCTCCGTCGTCGGTATAGCCATCCGGAACGGCAGGCATCAGCCCCATCTGCACAGCCATGTCGTGCATTTCCTGGCGGAACGACTCCGGGGCTGCGTCGTACATGCGCTGAAACGCAGTAGCGGCTTCTGGGGTATGCGACAAGCCGGACTTGCACATGCTGGTGTAGAGGCGGCCAGCGGCTAGAAACTCAGGAGTCACCTGCTCGGTGGTATTGCGCTTGCTTTTCTTGCTCATGACTTCACCTTCGGAGCCAGCCGGAACCGGCCCGGGAAATAGGGATGGGTGGCTTGGGTCTCGGTAACCCGCTCGCACTCGCTGACGAAGCGCTTGAAGACCGCAGTGATATCGCTGGTCGCCCAGACCGCGTACTGGCTGCCCTGGGCGTTCTCGTGGCCGTTGCGGACCATGCCCCAGGGCTTCGGACTGATCGGCATCTGGCGCACCACGGCGTCCACCACGGTGGCCGACAGGCCGTAACGGTCATTGATCACCTCACGGATGCGGGTGATCGGCATGCAGTTCTGCGGGCAGTGGTCCCAAACACGGGACTCGGACAGGTCCTCGACCCGCTGCTCGACGCGCTCAATAGCGACCTGGTGCTGGGCCTGCTGTTGCTCGATCTGCTGCTGTCGGCGCTCGAGTTGGACCTGCAACTGGGCATGCGCGAGCAACTGCTCGGCCTGAGTCATCGGAGGCCGCCGAGACTTCAGCTTGGCCAATACGCTTCGGCGAACCGACTTAGATTCGCGCATCCCGACCAGCATGCACTGGTCAAGGGTCAGGTCGTAGGTGGCGACCTGGTTGCCGTGGAAGGGGGTGTAATATTTTTGCACCCCCTCAAGCTCATCGCCCAACTCGTCTTCGACACGAGCGAGAAACTGATCGTTTCTGATCTTCGGTTCGCCAGCAGCCAAGCGAGCCTCGTTGACCATGTCCCGCAGTTCGATGGTGGTCATGGTGGCGGCCTGGCCGCCAATTGAGGTCAGGCCAGTCATGTCGAAGCCCTCGTAATAGCCGCATCTATTGCATCGGCTACGCCTGCATCCAGGTAGTGGTTCACCCGATCTACCAGGCCCTGGTCTTCCACTCGGTCTAGACTGCTTCCGGCAAACTGGGCGGACACCTTGAGCCAGTTGAATATCTCGCCCATGAACCCCGCGAACTGGCCGCGTTTGACAGTTTCCTCTTGCTCGTCCGAAGGGGCTTTGGTGATCAAATCGCGCACCATGCTCCTGAGCACCTCGCAAGCCATCCAGTCGTCCACATCCCGGACATACTTCAGATAGATGTGCGCGATACTCTTGCCGGCCTCGAGACCGGTGAGGTAGCTACCAGTCAAAGGAACATCCCACATTGAGTAGCGACCATGGTCCTTGCCTACGAAGGGCAAGCGCTGCCAAGTTTCCTTGGCGCGCGGGTGGAGAGATATCCCCTGTGGCTTCTTGCCTCGACGAGGGCGTTTTGCATCAGACACAGAGCTCATGCCGGCACCTCCAGCTCGGTCAGCAGTTGGATCAAGTCCTCGCCAGCCAGCCCGGCGATGGTGATAATCGACAGATGGATCGCATCCACCTGGTCGGCGGTCAGGCGCGGGCCCGGCTCGAAACCTTCGAAAGCCAAGTCTTCGCGAACTGCGGTAGCCAAGTCCTGGATGGCGCCGATGTAGCTGTAGAGCTGGTCACCGAGCGCTTTCGCTCCGATGCGGCTAGTCATTGGACACCTCCCCACCCTCCAGGGCCGCACGGACCAGGGCAGTGGCTGTCTCGGCCGCATGAAGAAGTAGGACTACGCGACGACTAACACTCGGCTCGTCGAGGATGTCGAGGAGCCCGCCTTGAATCGCGTCGAGCAGGCCGACTGCGCTGTCCAGTGCGAGGTCGGCATCAATGTCATCCATCACGCACAGGACGTTCGTTTTCTGATCTCCCGTCGAAAGATCAACCGGCGCAGTCGCCCGGAAGCTGATACCCATAGTGGCCCTCATTGCTGAGCCTCCTTCTGCCGGTTGATTCGCTCAGAACAGACCTGTTCGAACTCCGCCAACTGGAAGATGGCACCGCCAACCTCCTCCAAGAACCATCCGAGACGCTCGGCGGTTTCCTGACCGATCTCGCCTTCAGCACTGGTAAGCGCCAGCAGTTTCCCGACTGCGGCGACACCAAGCGCCATGTTCTGAGCAGCCTGCCGGGCTACTTCACGCTCCCCCCAAAGAGACATCGCCTGCTCGTCCGTGAGTACCTCAGACGGGTCGCGGGAACACTGCTTACTGATCAGGTTTGCGAGGTTCATTGCCGGCCCTCCTCACGCAGGGAGTCGAGCGCGGCGTCAACCAAATCGCCAGCCATCTCTGCAGCAATCTCCAAGGCATACAAGCACGCGTGCTCTTCGTCGGAGGTGGTCAGTGCTCCGAGAATGCTAGAAACACTTAGCGTCAGCGCGATGGCCTCGCTCAACGCCTCTTCGACCGTCGTGGTCGGGTTAATCGCTGCGAATCTCCGCGGCGGAAGCTGAGATATCGGAGCCTTCAGTGCAGACGACTGGGGCTTGTTCCAGACCGCGTTCATGCTGCACCTCCTTCGTGTTGCGACACGTTTTCAGCATTTCCGGATTGGGTCGCGACACGTTCCAGTTCGAACAATTCTGCGTCGGCCTGTTTCATATCATCCTCAAGGTTCCCACCAACGAACTCGGCCTGACCGAGTCCTATCGTGCAGATATCCTTGAGGTAACTGCTGCACTGCTCATCTCTACGGACCAGTGCAAGGATGGCGCGCAGCCCCTTGACGGTCTCAACAGCGGCTTCGAGGCCATCCAGCAGGTCTGATGCGAGTTGATGAGCAGAGCGCGGGGGTTGCGTGGTGGTGTTTTGCTGTGACATAGTGAAATTGTCCTTGTGAAGACAAAGTTGTATTCAGGCAGTCGCGCCAACGACTACCGACTAAAGGCCTCGCGAAAGCGGGGCTTTTTGCTTTCCGGCGTATGGGTCAGCCGGGCCGCAAAGTGGCGTCAGGACACTCCGTGCTATCGTTTTGCTTCCACACGAAACGGGCTCGGAGGCCTGGCATGAACTGGTTGAAAGAAGCCTTCAGGCGCTGGAAGGCAAAGCATTGGGATAAGGAGTACTTCCCAGAAGGCCGGGGCGGAATAACGCCGCTGCGGGTCTTCTGGGAAAAAAGGCGCGAATCAATCATGACGCTCGCCCTCTGGCTGATTGCCCTGATCGCCGGGGCGCTGATCCTGAGCATCATTGGCCTTGGCTGACTCGATCTCGTGCAGCCGCTTTACGGCTCGATTCAGGAAGTCCAGACGGTCCTGGTAGCTGTCCATTCCGCGCGGGAAGTGCACATATGGAGCGTCCGTATCCGGATAGAAGCGGTCATTCAGCGCCTTGTTACGACCAGCGCTGTAGCCAAACTCATGACAGATGAGCGCGATCCCGCCGGCAGCACCCACCGTCGCGATGATCGGCGTCAGCTCGATGTGATAGCCGCCGATAGAATGGAGGATCACACCAGCGGTACAGATAACGGCCACCGCAATCAGTCCAGCCAGAATCACGTAGACGTTTCGAATCATTGCGCCACCTCGACACTGGATGCCTGAACAGCGGTATCAGCGCACTGCCGGATGTGGGAATCGGACGGCAGAATGGGCTCAAGGTCGGCGGAGCCTGCGGGCACGTCGTACAGATCAGGCCTCAACTGATGCCGCGCAATTCGAGCTTCGAACACCCGCTCCAGATCACGAGCAAGAACCGCCCCTGGCGTGCGCCCACACGCCAGAACCTGTCGCAGGTACGCAACAGAGGTATCAAGCTTGCGCGCAGCCTCGCTGCGCTCCCTGGTGCTCAGACTTTTCCAAAACTCCCGCAAGGCTTCCGCATTGGGGTTTTGGGATGTAATGACGGCCATAAATGTACCTCCTAGGTACAAGGATGGCGAAAAGTCTATGTACCGTCAAGGTTCTGTACATTTCTGGTACAGATGATGGAATGGATGCATGATTGACATCAGTACTATCCGCCGTACAAATGCCCTTTCACTTGCAGAGAAGGAGGGGGGGACAGGTGCGTTCGCCAGCCGCATTGACCGTGAACCAACTCAGGTCAGCAGGCTGATTGGCTCGAACCCAACGAAGAACATCGGCAACAAGCTCGCCAGGCACATCGAAGAATGCTTTGACTTACCGCGCGGCTGGCTTGATGTGTTACATGGCAAGCATATTTTTGAAGCGCCTCACTTTCAGGCAAAAGCCGTGTCCCCCTTGCCCTCCGCCGACGCCGAGAGAGATCTTATGCCTTTATCCACGTGGGAAGAAGGTGATCCACTTGATCTCGACGAGGTAGAGATCCCCTACTTCGACGAAATTCAGGTGGCTGCGGGCGGTGGCAGATTTCCAGATCTGGAGCTCGCAAAGCGCAAAATCAGGTTCCCGAGATCCGTGCTGCACGAATCAGGAGTGAATCCGAAATGCGCCGTCTGCGTTAACGTCACCGGCAACAGCATGGAACCGCTCATTGCCGACGGAGCCGTCATCGGGATCGATATGTCAGTCAACGCGATCACCGACGGCGAGATCTACGCCCTGAAGCATGACGACCTGCTGCGGGTGAAATTCGTCTATCGCCTGCCTGGCGGCGGCATCCGGTTGCGCAGCTACAACCGGGACGAATACCCCGATGAGGAATACACCAGGGACCAGATGCGCGCCGGCGGCATCAGCGTGATTGGGTGGGTCTTCTGGTGGTCGGTGATGCGCCGGCGGCGACACTGACCGCTTCCAGCCGAACCATTTTTCCGCCTAGCTGTCTGTATATACAGAGGGGTTGATCTACCTCCCAGAGCGGCCTATCATCTGTATATACAAAATCAAATGGTAACCGCGCTTGGAAAATCTGATCATTTCGGACGCCATCGAGAGGAAGCTTCAGAAAAAGCACGGTGGCGTGAGCCGCAGAGAAATCGAGCAATGCTTCGAGAACTGCGAGGGTGAACACCTGGTCGACCTGCGAGAGGATCACAAGACAAACCCTGTAACGAAATGGTTCGTAGCCGAAACAAACGCTGGCAGGGCCTTAAAGATCTGCTTCATCTTCGAGAATGGCAAGGTTTTCCTGAAAACAGCGTACGAACCCAGTGCTGAAGAAATACGTATCTACAGAAAATTTGCAATCAAATGACAAAGAGTGAGGAAGCTATGAGCAACGTTGAACTGTGGGAAAGCGGCGAGCTCGGGACGACCGAAGCGCACGCCCAAGTCTCCACTGGCTCAAAGCAAGAGGTGGATGACGCGCTCGGCCTCCAACTGATTTCCATTCGCCTACAAAAGCAATTAGTAAACGATCTCAAGAAGATTGCCGAGTACCACGGAGTCGGCTATCAGCCGATGATCCGCGACCTACTCAATCGGTTTGCTCGGTCCGAGATCAAGAAAATCATTTGTCAGCGACTGAATGAAATCGAATCTTCCGAGGAAACTGTTAGCGAATCCAGCACCGCTCCGGTGAAGGAGTTCCTCGAAAAAATGAGGGCGTAACAGAAAGAGATCGTCCAATGGCCCCGCATCTGCGGGGCTTTTGATTTCCGCCCTACCCCTCCGGCTCCTGCCTATCCCACCTCAGCGTCACGGTGCCGTCGTCGTTGAACACCAGGTCGATACCGTCCGTCTCGGCCTGCACCTACTCGTAGCCCTCCCTCTTTCTTTCTGTGCCCCTACACCAGCTTCACGCCCCGCCTCAAAGACTCCGCTCTTGCCATTCTGATTCATAGGTACATTTTGCAATTGACAGTGTACCTTTAAGGTACTAGATTGATTTGCATTATGTACCTTTTTGGCTCTAAAGCACGGAGTAGCACATGACAACCGCCACCATCACCGCACATGGTTTCACCGGCTTCCTCGGCAAGGGCCTGTCCCTGCGTGAGCTTCAGTGCGTCCTGGGCATCGCTGCGGGTCGTACCTCGAAGGAGCTGGCTCGCGATCTGGGCATGCAGCCGGGCACGGTGGGTAAGCGCGTCTTGGCGGCGACCACCAAGCTCGGGGTAACCCGCCGTGCCGCTCTGGTGGCCGAGGCCATGCGCCGCGGGCTTATCTCGCCCGCCGTGATCGCCCTTGCCTTCCTCGTCGCCGGTCAGCCACTGCTCAACGATGACCACATGATGCGCAGCCGTCGGGGTGGGGAGCGTCGGATTGAGTTTCGAGTGGCTGCGCGCCGGGTTGAAACCTGGCTGACCGCATAAGGAGATCGTCATGGACAAGCTCGAAATCGAATACGCCCTAGCCAAGCAGGTTCCTGACATGGCTCGCGGCTTCACCATCGCGACCAGCTATGGCGAGCTTCACGTCGGCGCCGTTGACGCCCCTGTCGTGATGAAGGTGGTCCGCGATCTACTCGAGAGTGAGCTCGAGCGGGCCAAGGTGCACGAGCGGCAGGAGGCCGACCCGGAGCAACCAAGCACCACGCCATACCCGCGCCAGCCCGGCGTATCGATCTTCGACGTGATCACGCGCACGGCCCCTGGCATGCGCGACCGAGAGTAAGGAGAACGAAATGAACCTGATTCCATACGACTTCAACAGCAAGCAGGTGCAAGTACTCGTCGACGAGAATGGCGAGCCGTGGTTCATCGCCATGGAGATCGCCGAAATCCTCGGCTACTCCGACGCCTACGAGATGACCAAGCGCCTCGACGACGACGAAAAGCAAAACCGGCAAATCGCCGGTTTTGGACCTCGCGGCGCTTCGACCATCAACGAGTCTGGGCTGTACTCGGCCATCATCGGCAGTAACAAGCCGGAGGCCAAGCCGTTCAAGCGCTGGGTGACCCACGACGTACTGCCCAGCATCCGCCGCACCGGCAGCTACTCCATCGGCCATCAGCAAGCGCCAGCCCTCACCAGCGATGCATGCCAGATCATCGAATCGATGAGCCGCACGCTGAACCTGGCACCCTCGGCAACGCTCGGCATGTACCAGCGGCTCGGCGCCAAGGTCGGTCACGCCGATCTGCTCCCGGCCTACACGGTGGATAGCCCTGACCAGGACGGCACCAGCCACGTAACCGCAGCCCTCTCCGACCTGCTGCGCTCACATGAAGTCCAGGCATCCGCACGCCAGGTCTACAAGCTCATGGAGGCGGCTGGGCTGGTTGAGCGCCTAAGCCGCCCAAGCAGCAAGGGCAACGGCACGAGGGAGTTCTGGGCGCTGACTGAGAAAGGGCTGGCCTTCGGCAAGAACCTCTCCAACCCGAACAACCAGCGCGAGGTCGCCGTGCACCTGTACGTCGACAGGTTCGAAGCGCTGTTGCAATGCCTGCACGGCGAGACCTTGCAGTAACAGCCTCCCCATAACCCACCCGATTTTGGCAAAGCCACAAATGCCGGCGGGCCCTTGCTCGCCCTGGAGAAGCCATGAAACAAGCACTTAAACGAATCGACCTCGTGGCCAAGCTCGGCCAGGACGGTAGCTCGCTCCAAGCCATGAACGCGCTGCGCGTCATCCGGGAAACGGTAGCGAAACACCTGGCCGGCACCGAGGGTACAGGAGAGATTCCGCTCGAGCGCGCCCTCCTGGCGCTCCGCACCATCGCCGAGTTCCCCTGCCCCGAGCAGGACGACCTCCCGGCGGCGAACATGCGACAGATCGCGCTGGCGGCGTTGAGTGGCGCTGGAGCGAGTTCAGAGCCGGGCAACCCTGGCGGCGAACCTCTGTCCGGACCGGGTAATGCCGGCGAGCGACCCCACCCCGCGCCGGGATCGGGCGACAGCAAACTGGCCGAAAGCCTCCAAACTCTGGTGCGCTGGCTTGATCGCGTGGCAATCGAGGACGGCTACGTCGGCGTGCCGGTGATCGAGGCCGTCGAGGTGGTGGTCACCGAGATGAAGCGCCAGCAACAACCAGTCGATCCGGCCTTCTGCCGCTGCAACCACTGGTTCGCCGGGGACAGCGTCGAAGCGGCCTTCATTCGCCAGCATGGCCAGTGCCAGGACTGCGTCGAGATGGACCAGATGCTGGAGCGGGAAGTGCAGGCCGAGAACGCCAAGCGCTACCTGTGGCTGCGCAACACGGCTCTCTACGCATCGGACCTGGCCCGCGAGGTCAATCGCATGGACAAGAGCGTCGTCAACCTTCTCCCGCGGGACAAGGACGGCAACCTCCTGGTAGAGGCTGATCTGGACGAGGCCATCGATGCTGCCATGGCGAAATGGTCGGCCGAGGTTCTGTGCGCAGGCGTTGACGTCGCTACCGACCGTGTGGAACTGGCCATTCACAATTGGACCGCGCCGGCGGAAGGCGGTGACGCATGAGCATCACCCTCAAGGGCCATGCCCTCAACCAGCGCCAGCTCGACGCTATCACCCCGGTAATGAACGACCTGATTCAGGGCCGGGTTGACCTGGCAAGTTTCGATGATGCCTGCGTCAAAGCCCTGGATAACGCCGGCTGCCCGCTGGGCTACGACACCAGCATGCCCGGTACCGGCAGCACCATCGAGGAGCGGGCCGCGAGATGGCTGAGGGACGGTCAAGTGGGAGCGTCTTCGCGGGCCATCCACGATCACATGCTCGGTCTGCCCATGGAACGCCATCACGCGGCCTATCCCCATGACCCGGATGATCTGAATCGCTGCCTGCTTCTGCTGAACCTGATCCCTGAATGGGCGCCACGCATCCGCGAGATGGCCCAGCACAGCCAGGAGTGGGCCGCACTGGCGAGCAGTTGGGGAAAGCTCACCAACCTTTTCCTGCAAGAAGCTGGGCTGGACTGGCAACGCAGCAGGGGAGCCCCCGAAACCTACGCGGCGATGCGACTCCTACTGGGTGATGCATGAGAAAAGCACTGACCGCCATCGCACTCGTCGCGCTGTTTGGCCTGGCTGCGGTTGCCGCCGGCACCGCGCTCCAGCCGTTCAAGAACCTGTTCATCTGGGAGGTATGCCAGTGATGAGAGGCTCCGACATTCCACCACCACCAGGGTATCGCCCTACCCCGCTCGCCACCCTCGGCCAGCAGTTGGTCCGCCTGGGCCAGGCGATGCAGAACCCCAACACCAAGCTCGGCGAGTTGACCGAACTGGTCCAGGCCTGCGGCGTCGACCTGCGGATCTGCGACACGAACAAGGAGAGTCGGGTATGAAGGGCGCAACGATGCATCGGCTGATCGACCTCGGCGTCGACAGCAGCCGTAACCTACGCGTGCGTATAGCAGCCCTCCGGATGTTCATCCGGGCAGTGCACGCCGATCGCGATGCCAGCTTCGCAGAGCATCGCCAGAAGTGGCGACGACTTCTCAAGGGCATGCCGTTCACCGAGCAGGCGCTGGAGCGCGAACGGATGGCATATCGGGAGCGAGCCAGAGTTGCGGCGCAAGCCATGGAGGAGTGCGGTGCTTGGCTTATCGGAAACTCCGCCATGATCGAGCAGGCTCTGTCGTTCGACGACCTGTGCGATCTTCTGGGGGTAAATCATGCCCACCGTGCCGAGGCTGCCGAGGTCTGCGCGGGCGACGCCGGAGTCGTTGGCGGCCTGCTCTGGATTGGCGGGGAGTTCGAGGACAGCGCAGACCACAAGAGCGGCCGCTCCAACCGAGGGAACACGGGGCCCCTTACCGCAGCGGTCCAGAACATGTTCCAGAAGTTCCTGCTTGAGAATCCGTCGGCAATCCCCGATCCGTTCGCCCCGGGCGGCCCTTTCTACGGCGCCCCGCGGCAGGAGATGGCGCCAGATGGAACGGTGCAGATTCGACGACCGGCACTCACCGTCCACAGCCAGGACGGATCGATCCGCACGGTGGAGCGAAAGGCGGAGGTGGTTGACGGTGAGTTGGTTGCCCGCGGGCGCCACGAAGTGCCGCTACACCTGGTCGCAGCGCGCAACGAAGAGGAGATAGGGAATGGGAAGCTCGACTAGCCCCGTATCCGAGTTCCTGTCCGAAGAGGAAGTCGCCGAGCTGACTGGGCGCAAGTACCCGAGCCAGCAGATCGAGTGGCTGAATAGGTACGGCTGGAAGTACGCCGTGACCGCGGCGAACCGCCCGATAGTTGGGCGCGTATATGCCCGCCTGAAGCTGGCCGGCGTGAAGCCGACGATGGAAGCAACCGAGAAGTGGAGCCTGGACCTGTCCAGGGTTAGATAATGAGACCGCGGAGCAACAAGAACCGGGGCCTGCCGCCTCGCATGATCAAGCGTACCCGGACGATGAAGTCAGGGAAGGTCTGGGTCGGTTACTACTACGACGGGCGGGATGCTGAGGGGAGGCGCAAGGAGATCCCGCTGGGCACGGACTTGGATGAGGCTCGGGAGAAGTGGGCGAAGCTGGAGAGAAAGGCCGTGCCGCCAACCACTCGGACCGTCGGCGATCTGTTGCGCAGGTTCGAGCGGGACGTGGTTCCGACGAAGGCGCCGAAGACCCAGAAAGAGTATTCGAAGATGATCCGCCAACTGCTGGGCGCCTTTGACGAAGCCCCGGTAGAGGACATTACGCCGAGCACCATCGCTCAGTACCGAGACGCCAGGACGGCCAAGGTTCGAGCGAATAGGGAGATCACCCTGCTTTCCTTCGCCTACAACATGGCCAGGGAGTGGGGCATCACCAGCATGGAAAACCCCTGTCGCGGGGTGAAGAAGAACAAGGAGCAGCCGCGTGATGTGTACGTCACGGACGAGGTGTGGAAGGCGCTCTACGAGAAAGCCCCGGACGATCTGCGGGTGACGATGGACCTCGCGTATTTGACAGGCCAACGCCCGGCTGACGTGAGGAAGCTGCGCAAGAACGACGTTTCCGGAGACTACCTGCTGGTCGGGCAGAACAAGACGTCTCGCAAGCTCCGGATACGACTCCGCCGCGCCGACGGACAGATGACCCAGCTCGGCCACCTGGTCGAGTCGATCGCCTCCGATTCTCCGGCGCTGGTCACCAACGAGAAGGGCCAGCCGATGACAGAGAAGATGCTTCGCACCAGGTTCGATACCGCACGCAAGGCTGCGGCCGATGAGGCGATCAAGGCGGGTGACCAAGACTTGGCCAGGGAGATCATGCAGTTCCAGTTCCGGGACATTCGCCCCAAGGCGGCCTCCGATATCGAGAGCCTGGCCGACGCCTCAGACCTGCTCGGACACACGACCCAGGAGATCACAAAACGCGTCTACCGCCGGATCGGGAAGGCCGTGAACCCCGTTAGATAGGCATGAATTGCGGAAACGAAGACAAAATTTGTGGAAACGATCAGTCTTAAGCTACTGATACACATAGAAAATCAAACATAAGGCAGAAGATCACCGGACCGCCGCCTCGGGCGGTTCGGGAATGCAGCGACGCATCTACCGCCTCAATGAGGGAGCAGATAGGCGTAATAGCGCTTGAAGGTCAGGGCTGCACGATTCATGCGCGGCACTCTACGCGCCTGTGCCGGGCTGTCAAGACTGGAAAGCGCCTCGACACGAACCGAAGCACTTCCCCGCAACAGAAGCGCAGCCTGGGAAAGTTTGCCCGCCAGTTATCCGCACAAATTTATGACGCCGGTTTCTCTACTTTGAAAAACAACGCAAGACCGGACATGGACTTCAATAACTCGACCGGAAGAAACCTATCAGCAAGGCAGTTGAATTTTTTCCGAAAGCAATAATTCGATACTTTTCTGGATTGGCGCATCATCTCGTAAAAATAGCGAACCGCTTCCCAGTACCCACGAATATCAATGGATCAGCAATATCCAGATGCTTATCGCGGCATTCGAAAAAACATCGACCAATTCCACTGACAGAATATCGGCGTCATTTGCCTAGCATGGATATTCCAAGTTCACCCTATCAACTTCCCAGATTGACACTCTCGCCGGCAGATCAGTAATTTTCAGCGACCAGCCGGCAAAGTACTTTTCCAGAGCGGCTGGCAACCGATAGTCACTCTATCTTCGCAAACCGATGTTTATGCGAGAGGGCCGGCTATCGCTCAAAACTTGATTGATGAAGGAATAGCGCCATGCAACTCGCCACACTTCAGGAACTGAGCTTCGATGAAATCGACCAGGTATCGGGCGCCGGACTCTTCAGCTTCGTCGGCGATGCCATCGTCGATGTGGTCAAGGTGTCCAACGACCTGCTCAACACGTCGGTCATCTCTTCGGTCGGCAAGGTGTTCAACGCCGTCGGCCTGACCCCCATCCATCAACTGGCCGACACCCTCGGCTACGGCGTGTTCAAGGGCGTCGCCGCGGTCGGCGGCCTGCTCGGCGGCGACACCAGCCGCATCGATTACCACTACGACACCGAGTGGACCTGATCCCAGGACCTCGGCCCGCTCCCGTCGCGGAGCGGGCCTCCACCGTCGCCGGAGACCCGGACGCCCCCGGCGGCGACCTAGGACCCGGCAACCGGGAAGGGGCGACCAGCGCCCCGATCAGGAGAACCGCCATGCACGACCCCATCCAGCAAGCCGACGCCTTCGTCGGCGATCCCGACCAGGAATCCGGCGGCCTGTCGCGCCGCAGCTTCCTCGGCAAGAGTGCCACGCTCGGCGCGGTCGGCCTGGTGGCCGGCTGGACCCCGGCCTTCGTCATCCAGCCCGCCGAAGCCGCCGCCAGCAGTTGTCCGGCGCCGGCAGGCTTTCCGGCCGGCCTCGAACTTTATCGGCGGGCGTTCCGCAACTGGTCGGGGGAAATCGCCGCCGACGACCTCTGGAGCTGCGCCCCGCGCACCAACGAAGAGGTTCTCGCGGTGGTCAACTGGGCCTGGCAGAACGGCTTCAAGGTGCGCCCGCGCGGCATGGGTCACAACTGGTCCCCGCTGCTGCTGAAAGGCGGCGAGAACTGCGAGAGCCGCATCGTGCTGGTGGAAACCAGCCGTTACCTGACCCGCGTACGGATCGACGCCCAAGGCGAGTTCGGCCTGTTCAGCGCGCAGACCGGCGTCACCATGGAAGCCCTGCTGAAACAACTGGAGCGGGTCAAGCTCGGCTTCGTCGCCACGCCGGCGCCGGGTGACCTGACCCTCGGCGGGGTGCTCGCCATCGACGGCCACGGCACCGGCATCCCGGCGCAGGGCGAAAGCCGCCTGCCGGGGCAGAGCTACGGCTCCCTGAGCAACAGCATCGTGGCGCTGACCGCGGTGGTCTGGGACGGCGCCGCCGGAAAATACGTGCTGAAGACCTTCCGCCGCGACGATCCGGCCTGCGCGCCGTTCCTCGTCCACCTCGGACGCGCCTTCATCGTCGAGGCGACCCTCCAGGCCGGGGTCAACAAGCGCATGCGCTGCCAGAGCTACGTGAACATCCCGGCGAGCGAGATGTTCGCCGCAGCCGGCAGCGGCGGAAGGACCTTCGACAGCTTCCTGCAGAAAAGCGGACGCGCCGAGGCCATCTGGTTCCCCTTCACCGACAAGCCCTGGCTGAAGGTCTGGACGCCGACCCCGCGCTGCCCGTTCGGCGCCCGCGCGGTCAACGGCCCGTTCAACTACCCCTTCTCCGACAACATTCCCAAGGCGCTGTCCGACCTGCTGGCGGCGATCAACACCGGCCACCCGGAACTCACCCCGCTGCTCGGCAAGCTGCAGTACGACCTGGTAGTGGGCGGCATGGCGCTGACCCTGGGCTACGACCTGTGGGGCTGGAGCAAGGACCTGCTGCTGTACATCAAGCCCAGCACCCTTCGCGTCACCGCCAACGGCTACGCGGTGCTGACCCGGCGTCGCGACGTGCAGCGGGTGATCAACGAGTTCTACCTGCAGTACCAGACGATGGTCGCCGCCTACCGCGCCAACGGCCACTACCCCATGAACGGCCCGGTGGAGATTCGCGTCAGCGGGCTCGACCAGCCCGGCGAGTCGATCGTTCCCGGCGCCCAGGTGCCCAGCCTGTCGGCGATCCGTCCGCGCCCCGACCAACCGGAGTGGGACACGGCGATCTGGCTGGACATCCTCAGCCTGCCCGGTACCCCGCAGGCCAATGCCTTCTACCACGAGTTCGAGGCCTGGCTGTTCGACCACTTCAGCGGCGACTACGCCTCGCTGCGGGTGGAGTGGAGCAAGGGCTGGGGCTACAGCCCCGCCGCCGCCTGGGACGAGCCGACGGTGGTCGACCAGTTGGTGGCGCAGTCGCTACGCCAGGGCCTGGTCGCAGACAACGATTGGGACAGCGCGGTGCGCCAGTTGAACGAAGCCGATCCGCATCGGCTGTTCAGCTCGCCGCTGCTCGACCGGCTGATGCCATGAAATGCCGCTATGCGAGGCCGTACTGACTCGGACGAAGAGCGGTTGGCCGGAGCCGATATGAATGAGCCCTCGATACGGCGTTGACTTGTTCAACAGGTCTTATCGAGGTGTCGCACGAACCGGCCTTAATCATTCGCAAAGTTTACCCGGAGTGGCAAACCTTCATCCGCCGAATATTGAAACTCATTGTCAAACGAATTATCGAGCCCATGAAAAACCGCTAATCCTGGCAGTTCATCCCACTCTTTCGGATTAGTACCATCGAATGGCTTTCCAGACTCACGGGAAGCCTAAAGGAGATATATGAAATGAAAGAACTCAATGACATTGAAGTCACCTGCGTTTCGGGTGGAACTCTTTCCGGCATGATCGTAGGCGCCGTCGACGGCGCCGCGACGGGCATGGCAATAGGCGGGAAATGGGGCGGTGCCGGCGGCTTCGGCTTCGGCGCTCTTTCCCAGTTGGTCGGCCTGATCGTGCCAACCGCCATGGGCGCTATTGCCGGGGGCACGGTCGGTCTCTTCACCAATGCAGAGACGGCTGTCGGTTACTTGGGCCAATACCGGGAAAACTTCGGTCCCGGTGATGTAGGCCGCACCACCATCTAA